AGGTGGTAATTTTACCTACAAGAACATGATTAAGAGTTTTGTGTTCTACAAGGGTAAAATCAGCGAAAATAAAGGTCTTGTCGGTAATAATGCAAACTATATTGGCTCTGTTGCGGCATCTGGTGGCAGAATGGCACAGGCACTCCTTGAAGGTAACTTTAATGTTGATGCGGAGGAAGAAGAAAACATACCTATCGCGAGCCAAGACGCAAAAAGTGTGTTCACACAAGATCCTGCCGTTACAGGCGAGAAATGGATAACAATAGACCTTGCAGACTATGGTACTGACAATGCTATATATTTAGCATGGAATGGTTTTGATGCCTATGATATTGATATTGTAACAAACTCAACTCCAAGGAGTAATGCCGAGCACGCAAGAGTTTTCGCCGCAAAGCACGGAATATCACTTAGCCACATCATTTATGATGCTACGGCAGGAAGGTATTTTAACGACTACATACCAGAAGCAATACCTTATATCTCTGCTGCAAAGCCTATGGGTATCTATGCGCTGTCCGCTTGTAGTGTGAAAGACCTTTGCTATTTGCGTTTGTGTCAGATGATAAAGCGAGGTGAATTTACAATGAGCGATAATGTCGCAGAAAAGGTATATACGCACCAGAATTTAAAGTATCGTGTTACGGTAGAGAATGAGTTCTTGGAGGAATGTAGTGTAGTTAGATTCTCTGAAACAGGAACAGGACGCAAGAGATTGTGGAGCAAAAAAGAAATGAACAGAAACCTTGGAAAAGGTCGTTCAATGGACGTGCTAGACCCTTGCGCCATGAGAATGTACCCATGTATGAATATGGAATACGGAACAGAGATAGAGCAAGGATTTTCCGCATCAGAGAGAGAAAGTAACGAGGTAAAACCTGGGGCAATAAGCATTTACAGCAGAACGCTTTGGGGTTAAAATATAAAACTTTAATGTATGGTAACAAAGGATAACATAAAGCTTATACTTGACTCGACAAGGCCGGATTGGCAATCAGTATCGGAGCATGATATTGCGTTTGCGATATTGTGTGATGCGATAGACGATAAAGCACTTGCATATCGTCTTGCATATAAAAAAAGCGACAAAGATGCTGAAAAGTTCTATAACTCAAACCGCTTTTGTAAGCTAAAAGAGAAACTTGAACCATTCGGTATATCTGGTTTGTCTGCAAACAGCATTACAAAGGAGCAGAATAAAGCCGAACTTATCAAACTCCTTGACAGGGTTAAATACCTTTCAGACAACAAAGGTCTCGACCCAAAGGATGCTATCAAACTTGAAGGTGACCTTCGTGTAAAGCTCAACGATAAGTTTGAAATGGATGAAAGCCAACGGCAAAAGAGAATTATACGCGTACCGACCAAGCATGATATTGTTTGCCCGAACACAAACATGGAGTGTAACTTCTGGCCATCAAAGGTGGCTTGCATGAGGCACTATAACCTTGTGGAGTCAAAGACAGCAACAGGTAAGTCGAATAAGGATGATGAATTAAACAATATTGATAGTGATGAGTAGAACAAGGCAAGAGATAATCAATGATTTTATGCTACATCCAGAAAAGATGTTGCTTAAAAAGCCGTTTTTGCGTGGGTGTGACTCACCTGGAATAAACGACACGTCTGATGGCGTTGTAACACGGACAAATTTAGCGAGAGAGGCTACATTGCCTAATATAAGTAAGAAGATTGTCAGTCAAGAAAGATTTGCCAAGGAACTTGACCCAAATTGTCACGATGTTCTGTTTGATGAAAACCTACCAAGTGTCTGTGTTAAGTTAGAGAATGGCGGTTATCAGGAGATTAAATTCAAGAGGTTCGGCATACCATTTCAGAAGGCTATCAGAAAGAAAAAGTCTTTATGCGTCTGTGGCAACAAGCGTAGCCACATACTACACGATAGTAATCCGTCTGATAAACTCAAAAAGAACTTTGCCGACTTCAAATGGCATTGGGAGAATACAAACCAAGACGGAATAGGAAAGCGTGCCGTAGATATACAGAAAGGGTATGGAGATGTTGGCCTGCTCGTTTACATGAACGAGGATAATGAGGTAAAATGCCGATTATTCTCGTATGAAGATGGCTATCAGATTATCACCCACAAAGACGATAACGGAGAACCACTCCTTGATTGTGTGTATTATCGCACAGAAGATGGTGTTCGTCACATAGACGCTTACGATAAGACATATCATTACCATTTCACCGATGTATTCGCACAAGATATTGAGACAAAAGATGTTCTTACAGGATGGAGTTTGGAAAGCCGTGAAGTTCATGGTTTTTCCGAAAGTCCGCTTGTAACAAAAAGAGGTGATGTCGCATGGGAAGGCGGTCAGTCTCTCATTGAACTCTTTGAGATTATATTCAACCTCTTTGCTGTTATACAGAAACGTCACGGATGGGGTATTCTCTATATCAAGGGAAAATTCAACGAGACAATGAAGCAGATAGCAGGTTCTATTGTCCTTAACGATACAAGTATTGACGGAAAGGGTAGTGCAGAGTTTAAGACCCCACCGACTCCGCAGAATATGATCGAGTTCATGCAGGAAATACTTGACAAATTAGAGATTGCTACTGGTTGCACATTCATTCTTCCGAAAGATGTAAAGTCAAGTGGTGATATTAGTGGGTTGGCTATCCAAATGACACGTTCTTTGGATATTGAGGAGGCAGAGGATGCTGTTATTGAATGGCAGAATTTCGCAAGCAAACATTCTCGTTTGTTTAAGGAAGGTCTTGCTAAGCAACTTGTAGCAAGTGGTGAAAATCCAAATGCTATCACAGAATTTGCAGACATGAAGATAACAACATCATTCGTTACATGGCAACCATTTGATGAAAATGTCTATAACACAATGCTTTGCACATTGAAGGGCGCAGGATTGATTTCTACAAAGACTGGTGTTGAAAAGAATACTGTTTCTGCACCTGACGAGGAAGTAAGATTACAAAACGAGGCTGACGAAGAAAACAATACTGTTGTTGAAGATGTTGTTGTAGAATAACTGAACAATAGTCATGGAGGCAAAAAGACTATATATCAAGAAAGACATAGACGGGAAGGCTGTTAGTTTTCCGTCAGAGGCAAATCCTGCCGTAATCAGCACCTATACCTATGATGCAAAGCGTATGGGTGGCACACCCACTATTACCGCAACGATTTCGTATGAACGTCCACTTGATGATGATTGGAGCAAGGAAGAGTATGTAGAGTTTAACGGAGAGAAATACTACGTAACATCTACACCTTCATCAAGCAAGGCAAATGACTCGATAATGTATAAGCATGATGTTACATTTACATCGGGTAGAGAGATTCTTGATAATACGCTGTTTTTTGACGTTGTAGTGACAAATCTACAGACGCAATCAAACGACAGATATAGGTCTAACAAGTCAGATTTTACGTTTGGTGGTAATATTCGGGAGTTTGTTGACAGAATAAACAGCTCTTTGGCATATTGCAACATATACAGACCTAACAGCAACGATAAGGGTTATTATGTCGTAATTGATGAAGGTTTTGATATTGAAGATGTTAAAGAGCTTTCTTTTTCGGACAAATACATAACTGAGGTTATACAGCTCATCAATACAGAATATGGGCTTGAATACTATTGGTTAGGTTCTGTGTGTCATGTAGGTAAATGCCAGCATGATTTAACAACACAAGAATATCCAGTGCTACGTTACGGTCGTAACGATGCACTATTATCTATAGGTCGAGAAAACTCCAATAGTAAAGTCGTGGATATGGTAACTGGATATGGTTCATCTGACAATATACAGTATTACTATCCAAACGACAGCGAGTGTGGCGATGCTGTCTTTGACGTAAGCAACGTTGAGAAAGAATCAGTATCTATCAATCTTGGAGTTCTTTTAAGTAAATACCCAAACCCTTACGGCACAAGATTTACGCTTTGTAAAAATAAGGAGCAGACATACACAGGACAAACGCAAGTTCAAAAGACATACTCTGTTGGTGTCGATGTCGGTGAAAACGACAGAAAAGACACGAAGAAGGAGGGAACGATAGAACAGAGCTTTACGTTTTCTATGCGCAAAGGGAACAGGCTTGACCTAAATAATATTAACGTAAGATGTACGTATAGAGCATTAAAAAATGGCTTTTACGCTGAATTTACAATAGGATACAAGATAATAAGCCCAAGTAAAAGCGAGGAAAGCAAGGATAAGCTCGACAGCACATTTATTGCAAGCGAAGATGGAGTATATACGTTTACAGCCATTGCTAAATATACCGCCATATATACAGGCGATAAAGGTTATAATAAAGGCGAACCGCAAGGAGTAATAACTCTATCAATAACAGGTATTGCCAATATCATATATACTCCTAACGCAGAGTATGTGTTTGTTTGTGGAGATAAAAGCATAGCATACGATGGTAGCGGAATAGTATTAAAAAACCACGAAGGTTTACCACATTGGGAGTGTAGTCTTTCTTACAATCCAGAAACAGGGTGGTATGCAGATAATATAGACCAAATTATGGATGCCGCATCTGTAACTATAACTGATAGACTATGGTTTGAGCCAACAGGTGTTTTAATGCCATCAATTTACAGAGCAACAGGTGGTGCAAATAGATTTTATTACGCCCAAAACAACACGCATAAAAAGCCGGATGGTAGCGGAGAGTTTTATGAGTTTAAGAATATCTACGACAGCAAGTTCCCTCATCAAGGCAGTTATACCCATGATGATATAAAACCGACCATCAGAGATATTCGCAATGACGTGATACAAGCCGATGGTTTGGGGCAGTTGTTCGGTGAAATTGCAGATGTCGCTTTTGACAAAGAAGATAGTGATATGGTTGACAGTAACGGCAACTATATACACTCTTACTTTTACATCAAACTACATAAATTCAGTGGCGATTATGGCTTTAGTCTATTCGATAGCGCACTATCAACGGATAATGCGAAAATCGAAATGATAGAATGTCAAGGTTGTCCTGCATGTTCTTTCACCATCGGCTGTTATTGGGATAACAAGAAGAATAAATGCTACAACAACGTGCTTACTGACGGAAATGGAAATTTGATGTCAGATAGCGGAAAAATGAGCAGCAAAGGTGATTATATTCTTAACGACACATACGTTGAGGATAATAAATCAAACCAAGACTCAACGAAAGAAGAACTTTGGATTTGCGTTCAGAAAGACAACTCTACATTGGGAGTTGTAATGCCAAATGCAAGTGCAGGATTTAAGCCCAAGAAAGGAGATAAATTTGTTATCACAGGCATTAAACCACCAAAGGCTCTTACGCTCGCTGCGGAGAAAAGACTTGAAGAAGCCTTGATAAAGGATATGTATAATGATAACGAAGATAAGTTTAATTACCCTATCAAGTTTTCACGCATATTCTTGCAAGAAAACCCAGATTTCGCAAGCAAACTGAATGAAAATTCAATGGTGGCTGTGGAGTATAACGGACACAAGATTGAACTCTTTACAAGCAACTATTCTGTCAAGGTTGATGAAAATGCACTTGCATCCGTAGAGGTTGAACTTGTAAAATCATTAGATATTACGGAAAGTAGTATCAAACAAGCTATTGATGCAGCAACAAATAATTCACCTATTGTAATAGGCGGCAAAGGCAATGGTGGCTTACAAGGCGGTAATAGCAGAGATTACTTATCAAGGGTAAGCAATGATACCGCACAAGGCTTTATTAAGTTCTTACAAGGATTGCAAGTTGGTAGTAGTGGTGAGTATAGAAT